TGGCAAACTCAAGTCCAAAGGATAAATCATCGGGATTGCTTGAATCTAACCATGCTGCCCAAATGTGCATCTCTACACCGTTAGGCTGTAATACTATAAAACCTTTCTTTTCTGGCAATATCCATAACATAGAGCGTTGCTCGTAGCAGTCGCAATAAATGTCTTCTGCAAGCCACTCTGAATGCCCTTTAGCACGAACCTTCTCAAGACCCATGCGAACCCACCACCAGCAATGGCGCAGTTCGTTAGGTTTTACATACGAGAAGTCCATTAGCCAACCACCAAGTATTTGTATGTTTTGTTTGCTACTGAGTTAGCATAATGTGTCAAAGTTGCAGTACCTTTAGATTGTGCGCTAATGTACGGTGATTGTATTGGCGATGCTAATGTCAATGTTACTACGCTAGACGGTATTAATGGTCTAGCAAACGGTGTTGTTTGTACTGCGTATGCTTCTATATAAGTACCAGTTGCAGCAATTGCTATGCCAAGTTCAATGTAATCACCAGCACTACAGGTAACAAAGAAGTTAGCCACGGCTACTAAATAACCGTCTGAAGAACCGTGCTTTGCTGGCACATCAAATTTACTAGCAGTACCATCAATATTTACTCCATTTACTTTTAGCCATATAGAAGTTGCATCAATTTGTGTAGTAGTATTTGCTAGTTGTAATGAAAATTGTACATTATAAGTACCGGCATTTCTTACATATATCTTATTTGCTGATAAATATGAACCATCAGCAATATCTGTCGTATTTAATGCAACCGTATAAGCCGTATTAGCTGCTGCAAATGTTTGGTCTGCTGTATTTTGATACGATGCATATGGCACTAAGTTATTGCCGGCTGCTGATGATACAGGAGCTAATAGTATAACTGAGTCATAGCCAATTCGTTCGTCATTAATAGTAGTAGTAGTTGCATTACCAGTTGCTAATGTAACAGTCCCAGTATTGTTTGACTTACCCTCAACCAAATTGTTTACTACCTCGGATATTTCACGAGGCAACGCACCTGCTGGGTTAAGTTTACGATACATTATCTAGTACCCTGTGGAGTTATATCAATATCAATACCAATTGCATTAGACCAACGGTCACCACTAGGAATTACTGATAAACGATGATACTTTCCGCTACTCCGTAATGATACACGATTTTCACTATCTGCTGCTGTGTATGAACCTAACTGTGAAACTGCGTTTAAAAGCATCCTAGAAGCTATTGCTACGCTACCAGAGCCATTATCTACTATTGGTCGTGCCAATGTAACCAAAGAAGTTACTTCGCTTCCTATGTCACCAGTTTCTAATATTGCTGTAGAGTTAGCACCAGTAAAGGTAACTATCCTGTCATCTCTAGCACCAGCAAATAAGAATTTACCGCCAGACCACAATGCATCATCTAGCGATGTAGTCAATGTGTCCATATTACCGTATAAATCTAATCCTTCCAATGTCATACCTGCTGATGCAGAACTTGCTACGACATCAACGTCAGTTGTGCAATATGACCATTTGTTTACTTGCCAGTTGTAAATAAGCAAAGTGTTTTGTGCAAAGTTATCAATAAACTCCCAAACGACAATCTTACGAATTGGGTCAATCGTTGATGACATTAAGTTAAGTTTAGATGGGTTGGCATTAGCATAGAACCAAGCATCTACCTTTTGTGTACCTATTGGTGTAACGGTAGTGCCATCGCATGAGTAAAAGCCATCAGCACCTAAGAAGTAAGTCATGCTGCCGTACTGCACAACAGAACTGCCTTCTACGCAACCAATGTTACGGCTGATAGTGTCAAACTGAAAGAATAATGGCGAACCAATGTAAGACATACGGACAATGGCACGGTCTAGCAATATAAGACCAAACTCACCACCAGTCATGCCGGTAATGTTGCCACCATCAGAAATTATTTGGTAGTCGGATTGTGATGTAGCACCAGACACCCAGTCTGATTCGTCATTAATATCAGACCATTGCACTTTATTTGAGTTACTACCGCTATCTAAGTTACCGGCTACTACAAAGTCACGAACTACTGTAACGTACTTAGCTATAGGTGCATCTACGCTTAAATCATCAAATGTTGTACTTGAGCCAAGTGTGTAGCCTTGCAATTTATTGATGTTGTTAGCACAGATAATCGTGTTGCCAAACTGAGTAAAGTACCATTTAACTACGCTGCTATAATTGCCAGTCTTAGACACGTTATCCATGCTTAAATCAGCACCATCTAACTTAAATAGCTTAGTAGCACCACCAGCAAATATATTTGTTGTGGAACTAAACTTACCAGCAAATACGTTATTAAGGTTTTCACTAGCAGCAGCAGAGTAATTTACAGCAGTCGGGAATGGGTTGTAGCCTAATGCAGTAGGAACTACATTCTTAGCCACAGATAAGTTTTGAGCAACACCAGCTAAGTCTGGTGTCCATTCTGTAAATGCTATGCGTTGAGTAGCCATTAGCGTAACTCAGCCCAGTATAAAGAACCAGTACCACGTATAGCATTTGCTCTATAGGTTGCACCATTTGGAACAATAGCAGTCATGTTATGTATATCATTACCACCACCGCCTACTTGACCAGTTTGACCAACCAGTACACCACCAACATATAATTCTAATCCACAATCCGCAGCAGTATGAGTAACAGAAAACATAATTGATTTTCCTGTTGAGTTTGTATAATCAGTAGAAAATGCTCTGCTTGCTGTTACGTTTTGCCAAGTTTGACCTACACCTATTGCATTTGCAGCACTAGTAGCAGTAGCAGCATTACCTGTTGTGTTTTGATTCCACGTAGGAACTGTTCCTGTTAATCCACTATATGCAACATTAGTAGCTGTTGCAGCATTGCCTGTGGTGTTCTGATTCCAAGTTGGTACTGTGCCTGTAAGACCTGAGTAGGCTACATTGGTAGCAGTTGCAGCGTTACCTGTACAAGAACCAGATGAACCAGTTACATTACCTGTTACATTCCCTGTTACATTACCAGTCACGTTACCAGTCACAGCACCAGTTAAAGCACCGGCAAAGGCAGTAGCCGTTACAGTACCAGTCACATCTAATGCTGTAGCTGGGTTAGTCTTGCCTACACCTACTCGGTTGTTTGTAGCATCAACGTATAGCGTATTGGAGTCAATGTTTAAGTTGTTTGGTATTGAGATAGCTGTACCGGTCAATGTTAGCAAGTCACCAGAAGCATCACCAAGTGTTGTGTTGCCAGTTGTTGATAACGCACCAATTGTCACACCACCAGTAAATGTTGATGTACCAGTAACGGATAAGTTACCACCTACGGTGAAGTTGTCTGCATCTGTACCGGTTTGTTGGTCTTTAACTTGAGCCATCAATTCACGGATAGCATTATTGATACCAGATGGCGCACATCCCTCGGCAATGTCTATGCCACCAATGTCTGTGTTATTGGCTGCCGTAGCACTCCACTCACTAATTTTATTTTTTGCCATGTTATCCTATCCTATTCCAAGTATTTGATGATGTTGTTTTTGGTGTCCAGTAATTAGCTGTGTCTTGCGTGTAGCCTTCTAACCAATAATTCTCTACAACGTAGTATTGTGAAACCCTATCTGTCCAAGTATTGTCACCTATTGGTGTTGGAATCCATCCGCTACCTAATATATGACCATCAGCAACAATAGTAGTATAGCCAACAATTGCACCACTAGCACTATATATTGCTACTGCGTTAGCTAACACTATTGCTTGTGCTTCAACACTTGCTACACTTGTTCTAACTCTATTAGCAGAACCACTAACAGTAGCTACACCATCTATTGCTGCATCAAAGAATCTTTCACGATAAGCACTTGCTGCAACACTCGCACTAGCAGTTATGTCTGCTATGCCAGAATAAAGCACACCGCCTAAACAAGTAACACTCGCAGAGGCATCTATAACACCGCTAGACGTTCTAATTCTTACTGCTTGAGCATTGACATCAGCTTGAGCAGTTATCTCTCCAGCACCGCTTAAAATGCGTGTAGGTGATGCCGTTAAAGTTGCTGTTGCTGTTATGTCACCAGAGCCAAATCTAACTCTGTATGCCGTGCCAGTTAAAGTGCCGTTACAGGTAACACTAGCGTTTCCTGCTAAAATTCTGTATGCATCAGCCGTTAATGTTGCCGATGCTGTAATTATACCACTTGATGTTCTTACCCTTATACCATTTGCGATTACTACTGCGTCTGCCGTAATATCAGCAGCGCCTTCTATGTATCTGATATCGCCATAAGCGTAGCCATATACCCAGTAATCATAGTCTACATAATTAATCATGTACTAACCTAATAAAGCTACTACAACAAAGCCAACCACGCCACCTAGCGTAGTAGCCACCCAATCCCAGAAGTCTGGAGTGTGGATGTCTTTATGCAGGTAATCATAAATCTCTTTAAGTAGCGCAATAATAGCCACTACTACAATGGAATAAGCCCCGATAAACGGTGTAAGCAATGCTGCTATGACTAGACCACATATAAAATGCATTTGCTTATCCGCAGGTACTTTGCATGGTATGTATAGTTTAGCTAAGACTGCGTTTACTTTCGCTATCAGGGCTTCCATATTATTCCTCTTTAGGTGCAGTTAAAGACTCTTTAAGCAAGTTTACAAAAGCAGACTTGCCGACTGATAATTGTTCTAGATTAAACTGACTTGTTCCTATCTTACGGTCTAAGTCTGATATGTGATTGACCATTGCTTGTTGTTGTGGAGTCATGTCTTCATAAACATAATCTACATCGTCAACAGTAATGGTGGTTTTTTTGGTTTCAGCCATTTTGTTTCCTTTATTAAATTAAGCAGCTTCTAAGGCAGCCACTTTAGCCTTTAATTCGTTACTCGGTAGGTTGTTGCCACGGCAATGGTTGAATAATTACAGTTGGAGATGCCGATTCATCAATTAATTTTTGCAAGTTTTCTTCTATTTCTGGGCGATTTATGCTTAAATTAATCCATTCCCAAATTTGGTCTTGCGTTAATTCATTATATGGAGAGAATGGTGCGCCAGATTCATATGTTACAGGAACACTCCCTGAAGTTACTGCTGTACCTTTTTCATCAATACCAACACATTGCCAATTAACTTGAAAAACCACATCCACTTCACCAGCCTCTTGAGGATAAGATGGCATTGATACTATAGACCAATTAAAAGTAGTCATACATTAATCCTTATAATAAATAACTAATTGCAGCGTTATCATGTTGAGTGGTGTCAATATAAAAAGTAAAGCGAACATATGCAGGGCTAGATGTATTATATATAAGCGTACCGCCACTCCAAGATAAAGTTCCTGCCGATATAGAGCCACCAAAATTAGAATTTGTCTGCACGACGCAAGTGCTTACATTATAATTAATTGCACCGCCCCCTGTTCGCCAAGCCTGTGCATAACCAATTATTTCTGCTGTATTTGCTGAAACTGCCGACACAGCAAGAATTCTAACTTTTAGAAATACCCCACCATTGCTAGAAACGCTACTGACTGTCAATAAGTTTTGATTAAGATTTGAGTCCCCACGGATAACACTCCCCCGTGCTAAATTGGTGGCGTAAACGCCAGTTTGTTCAAAAACAGTATTAGCTCCGCCATCAGAACGCATTAAATAAGATGGTCTGCCATCACCATCACTTAAAATAATTTGACCGCTTGATGTGCGGATATCCAAACCGTATGAATTTCCATCATAGCGACCAACAATAGTGTTTTTACTACCAGTAGTCATGTAGTAGCCAGCACCGTTTCCAATTACTGTATTTAATGTACCTGTAGTATTGCTAAATAAAGACTCCGAACCAATGGCAGTATTTCTAATGCCAGTATTAGTATTATAAGCTGCTTGATAACCTACTGCTGTGTTCAAAGATGCTGTAGAGTTATTAGTTAAAGCAGCCGTACCAACAGCTACGTTTTGGCTACCTGTTGTATTTGCCGCTAATGCTCCATAGGAAACACCAGAAATATCTCCACCCAAAGCTGTATTTGCAGTCCCTGTTGTATTTGCCCTTAATGCACCAAAACCAACAGATACATGAGATTGACCAGTTGTATTAGACAATCCAGACTCTAATCCAATAAATACATTGTTTATACCTGTGGTAGTTGCCGCCCCTGCTTTCCATCCTACTGCTGTGTTGTTAGATGTTGTATTTGATAATAATGCTTGAAACCCTACAGCAGTATTGTTATTTCCATTAATTAATGCATCAAGTGAACCATTTCCAATTGCTATATTATTAGCACCTGTGGATGTTCTCCATCCTGCCTCTTTACCAACAAATACATTATCAAAACCAGTTGTAACTGAAAATCCAGAATTTAAACCAACAAATACATTATTTGTACCAGTAGTTAATCCTTCGCCAGATTGAAAACCTATAGCAGTATTTCCTGCCCCTGTGGTGCTTGTATAAAGAGCTTGATAACCTACTGCGGTGTTACTAGCACCTGTGGTGTTTGAATACAGAGATTGATAGCCTACTGCTGTATTATTAGATGCTGTGGTGTTCCCACGCAAAGCCTGCATACCAATTGCAGTATTACTGCTTCCTGTTGTATTATTTCTTAATGATTCATACCCTACAGCAACATGATATTGCCCAGTTGTATTAGACAACATAGAAACACAACCAAAAGCAGAGTTTGCCGCCCCAGTTGTATTAGAATAAAGTGCTTGTTGACCAAAAGCTGCGGCAGCATCGCCAGTTGTATTTGTATACCCAGCTTGAAAACCTACGGCTGTATTGCCAGTTGCTGTGGTGTTGTTTTGCAAAGAGCCGCTGCCAACAGCAACATTTTGTGCGCCAGAAGTTGTAGCATTTAATGAAGCCCATCCAACTGCCGTATTATTTGCAGCAGTTGTTACTTGTAATGCCTGTGAACCTACCACAGTATTTTTTGTACCAGCTACTGCTGTTAATGTTCTATCTCCAACGGCTACGTTTTCACCGCTAGTAGTAATTCCCATTCCAGCCTGATATCCTAAAGCTGTATTAGTTGCACCAGTAGTATTAGCAGCCAAAGCACTCACACCAACCGCAGTATTACTTGCTACAGCACCAGCACCCTTACCTACTGTTAGACCTTGGATAGTAGCACCACCAGTTACGGTTAGGTTGCCTGATTCGTTTAGTATAGCTGCTGATGATGTGCCACCATTAACAGAAAATGAAATTTGATATGCAGATACAATCTCTGTACCAACACCAGTTTTTAATCGTAATCCATAACCACTAGCCGGAGCTAAACTTGCTGAAGGAAAATTCAATGTACCTGAATTTACAGTTCCTGTGACGTTCATATTAGTGCCATCAAATGTTAAGTTAGCACTATCAGATAACAAGCCACCTGTTCCAGCATAAACAATACGACCTGATGTCAATGCAGATGACGTAACTGTAGAGCCAGCAATCGTACCAAAAGATACGTTATTGCCTGCTTGATATTTATCTGTGTTTAGGTTGGTAAAGTTATTATCAACCTCGTTCCAAGTAAGCGGACTTCCCTTACCAGCTCTGGTTACAATTGTACTCATAACTTACCCCTAAGAAAGTGTAACTGAAAGACTGCCAACAGATATTTTAAATATATCGCCAACATCAATTGCTTTTGATGTAGTAAGCGGTGAGTGATACAACAAGTTGCCGGCAGTCAATGCATCACGAATACCGATAAAGGCTACCGTACCCCATGCTACTGTACATTGTGGGAACTCAATATCAGCACTATTGGTTGATACACCGTTAGAAGGTGCGCCCATAGTGATAGCCTGACGAGCATAAGAGCCACCAGATACTTCTGTACCTGTGTCAGCATCGGTTGGGTCACTTGTGTATAGTGCTAAGTAAACTGTTGTTGGTGTTGTGTAGGCTGTATTGCGTAGCGTTACATTGATTAGAGCATTTTCTAGGTAGTTACTCATTTCGGACATAATTATTACTCCTTAAATTTATTACTTTTAGTTAAATTGTCTATTGCTGGTATTACTTGCAAATTTGAAGCTAAATGTAAGCCACTCACTTGCTTTCCTCTTAGTGGAATAATGTGGTCAACGTGATAATTTAACCCAACATTATTTAATGCTTTTGCATAAATATATACACATTCAGTTTCAAATAAATCTATTGCACTTGACCAAGATGGTAACCTATTTAATTTTGAAGCTCTTTTTCTTGATGATTGCTCCAAAACTTTGCTTGGGTTTTTTTGACCCCATTCCCTTACTCTTTTTGCATTATTTTCTTTAAATTCTTGGTTGTCTTTATTTCTGTGATAATAATTTTTTGAAGCAATGTTTAATTTTTCTTTATTCTCATCATTCCACTTTTTGCTTGCTGCCAATACTTTTTCTTTATTTTTTTGAGCATATCTTTTTTGAGCTGCTCGTCTTAATTCTCTTTGATAATCAGTTAACATTATCTAGTAGCTATACTTATTGATATAGGAGAACCTGCATATTCCCCTTGGTCATCACTTACTGTTAGCGCATTTAAGGCTCTTTCATACAATGCTGCCCATATTTGCAGTCTTGGGTCATTCATAATGTATGTTTCTGCCTCTCCTAATGCACCGTAAAGCAACAAGTCAGGACAAGTAGTAGTAAATGCGTTAGTAGTGTTGCCAGTAGTTAAGAATGGTGGTGCTGAATAATATAAAAGCTCTATTGTGTAATTGCTGTCTGGTACTGGTGATAATTGAAACTCCTCTGCAAGCACGGTGTATTGATGTGGCAAGCCGGTATCAGTAGTACGAGAGTTACGGAATAGTGCGCTAGGTGATAAGTACTCTAGCGATGTTACTGGGTTTGTATTTAAATGAATGTCACGCATCTGCAAAAAGTCTGATGGTAGCTCAATTGTAGAGTCACCTGCTGTTGCTGTTGTTGTTGCAACCTTCAACATTTGGCGAATACGCAACTCTCTGCGTAAACGTGTTTCAGCAAGCCTGATAAAGTCAGGAATCATTGCCGTTAAGTCGCTACGAGCTAAGTAACTAGCAATAGTAGTCTGTAAGTCGGAGTAATTTGTTAGGCTCATATCCTACCTGCTCTGGTTCTAAATGCTCTGTTATCGGGGTTGTTTAACCATTCGTTAAATCGTTTCTTATCTATTACTGCAAAGCCTCGTGTTATGCCTTGCTTCTCTAATTCTGCGAAAACTGTGAGCGGTATAGATGCTACCTTGTTGCCAAATGCATCCTCGCTCCATCTTTTACGTTCGTCTTGAGCAGCGTACTCACGCTTATTCATCTCAAGTATGCCAGTTATGTCTTGGCTCTTAGCAATGATTAGTTCATCACCGTTATCTATGAATGATGTATCTGTAATGCCGTTGGATATTATATTGCTCATAAGACCTCATAATGGGGGAGAGTTTCCCCTCCCCACATATCTAACTCATTGATTTATCAAGTTAAATCGGCAATAATTCCATGCGCTGCTTCGTTCTTAACTTCCAATGTGTACTCTACCAATAGTTGAGTTACATCAGCGTCACCAGTTTTGGCAAGCTCATTAGTTTGGAATGGGCGTAAGTAAGCTACTGAAGCCATTTCTGGGTCTAGTAAGAATGCTACGTCATCTGAGTCTGAGTTAGGAATGAAACGGTTAGGTACGATAGAGATAGTACCAAAGTCTGAAACAAACACGTCAGCAGCAGCGATGATAGATGCTTGTACGTTGCTTGGGATATCTTTGTAACGTGTAGCGATACCGGCAAATGTAGATGCAACTACTTTTTGAGCTGGAGTTACCATCAAGATTGTTGGTGAACCACCTGCAACATAAGCAGATTGGATAACTGTATTCAAGATAGTTTGAGTAAATGCACGGTCTGTACCAGTTCCACGAGCAGTAGTACCAGATGCACCAGCAGTACCAGAAGTACCACCAGAGTAGTTGGTATTTAACCATGCTTGTAAGCCACCCAAAGTACGAGCAGTTGTAGCATCACCAGCAGAAGCAACTTGGTTGCTTAACAAGATAGCTTCCATGTCACGTTTGATTTCGGCAGAAGCCTTAGCCAATTGGTATGCTTTCTCAGATTTACGACCAGCTTTGTTAACTGTTTCCAAAGTACCAGAAACTTTAACAGTTTTAGCAGAAATTTGAGTACGGTTACCGATACGAGTAGTAGGTGATAATGTTGCATCAGATGCAGCAGCACCCTCAACTACAGCGTTAGAAGTGTTAACAGCAGCCAAGCTGTCTTTTTGCCACTCGTGGTATACGGCAGTAGCAGAAGTCTTACCAACAGATGTCATGAATGGAGTATCTGTAGGAGAGATGTTGTAGATTACATTAGCCAAGTCTTCACGTTGACCAATGGCGGTATAGGTTTGATATGTTGCCATGATAATTCCTTAAATAAAGTTTTCAAAAGCAGAAACCGCATCACGGATTTTGCCTGTTTTTTGTAATTGAGCCATAGCCTTCTTATGCTGGTCAGTATTTGTTGCTGTGTTACTGTTACCAGACTTAATAGTCTTAGGCGGTTCACTAACCCTCTTGTTTAGTTGAGGCTTAGATTGTTGTAATTTATCGTACTGCATTGCCTTATACAATGCCATAACGTGCCGAGCATCACGTACTGCTGATAACTCTTGGTCTGAGAATCCTAAGTTCTTTGCGAATGAACGCAAGTCTGACCTTAGTGCCTCTCCCTTAACTGGGTCGCTATATTCCGGTAGTGATTCAGACAATACAGCAGCTTGCTGAGATAGGTATTGTTGCATTCCTTGCTGTTGCTCCGCTTGTTGCATCTCTGCAATGCGTTGTCTTTCAGCTTGTATTGCGTATAGCTTCTCTTTATTCTGCGACATCTCTGCCACTCGTACAGCGTAACCAATAGGGTCGGACTCTTTTAAGTAGTCCAAGTCTTCCTGTGGCTGTTGAGAGTTTAGTAACTGCTCCATTGCCTGCAACCGTTCTGCATAAGCATCACGCATATATTTGGCTTCTTCAATAGCTTTTTGTTCAGCCTCTACTGCTTTTCTTTGCTCTGCTACTTGTTGCGTCTTTTTGGTGTAATCTGCACCTTGTTGCGCTAGTGATTTTAGTTCAGTTAAGGTTAGTTCTTTATCCTCGCCACCGACTTTAACATTAAATCGTTGTTCGTCTTGGTCTGATACAGACTCCTCTGAGCCATCATCGTCTTGCTCAACTTCTTGCTCGTTACCACCTTCTTCATTCTCTTGCTCTTGTCGCTCTTCTGCTTGCCCTTCTTCGGGTGCTTCCGATGCATCCATTAAACCTAAGAATGCGTTTGTTGCTTCATTGATAGTGCCATTACTTTGTGTGTCACTCCCGTTAGGGTTGGTGTCGGTAGTCATTTAAATCTCCAAATGCTAGTGCGCCTAGCCACGTTTTATAGATACTATAAAATCTTCCAGCGTTTGGCATTAATCTTGCGGTCATCTGCCATGCCAACTATATGAGCCATTACTTCACGGATAGCAGTTAGCTTTGTGTAAGCATCTTGTCGCTCATCGTAATCATAAAGCGGTGAATTAGCCCACCGTAGCATTTGTAAATCTTCCATCTCTTTAAACACATCCAAGAAGTTTTGGTCTTGGAGCATATTGTTTGCCCACTCTGATTTGGTCATTTATACACCATAGGTTGTGTTAATATCAAAGTTTTCTTCTATATCTTGTGGTTCAGCCTTTATACCACTTTTTACCATTTCATTCAAGCTAGTAATGGCTGACATAATAGCGTTAAGCTGCTCTGTCTGTAGTTTACCGTCTGTTGCCTGTGTCTTTAGCTCAAGCTCCATCTGTTTCAATTGCAACTCGGCTTCCTTAATACGGTAGTCACCTTCCATTTGCATTTGTTTTTGTTGCATCTCTAGTTCTTTACGAGCGTTATCTACCTGCATTTGCTCACGGTCTAGTTGTAGCTTGGCTTGGTTGGTCTGTGCAGTAAGTTGAGCTTTTTGTTCTTCAACCTTGGCATATAACTGTGCTGCCTCTGAGTTAGGGTCAGCAGGTGGTTGACTTGCTTGTTGCATTATTTGCTGCTCAACTTCTGGTGTAATGTCATTAATGAATGATGTGGTGTCTTTAAAGCCAGCCATCTCAATCATACGACCTAGTGTGCTGCGGTATTGCGTTACAGTCACCAATGGGTTGTTAGCACCGTACTTGCCGATGATTTCTTCCTGTTTAGCCATAATCATTTGTAACATAGCAATCTGCTCTTGGCGGTTACCGTTGCCCAAGCCTACATTGATTGATACATCGTAAAGGTCAGACCATTCACGTGGGTCATAAGATACCCATTTGCCACGCATACGGATTGTCTTGGCTTGATTTTGGTATTTGCATAGTAGGTGCAAGATGCCACGGAATAGTGATTTAACACCTGTTTCAGCAAAGATACGAGCCATTAGCTCTAGCTTACCTGCTGACTGTTGCATCATGGCTGCCACGGCTGTTGCTGTAGTGTTCTGTAGCACGTTAGCATCAAGACCTTGCTGTAGGTCACTAACACCGGTACGTTTAGCCTGTACACCGTCTAGGTATTCCATCATCGGGAATGACTGACCTGCTGTGTTCTGTACGTTTAGTTGTGTGACTGCTGCGTTATTCTTAACACGAACAACACCACCGGCAGTAGACGTTAGTAAGTCATCTAGGTTTACTTGACCCTCTACGGCTGTAACACGGGCATTGTTTGTTAGGTACAAGTTGTCTAGCATCTGACGTAGGATAGTAGACTTGGTTAGTTGCAAGTCCATTGTCCTGTCGGCTAGTGATTGACCAAAGAATTTGTGTGGAATAGGAATTGGGCATACAGAGTGGAATGGCACATAGTCGCATTCTTCATTAGACAGTATTGTTTCACCGCCTAGGATAACCCTGCGTAGCTCTAGCAAGCCGTTGTCGTTAGTATCTACCTTGATGTAGCACTCAAATATCTCAACTTCTTCCATTGATAGGTCGCTGGACTGTGTATAGTCAGGCAACTCATCACGACCAAAACGAGCTAAACGCTCTGGTGCGTACTCTAAACGGTCATTAGCTGGGATTGTGTCTACGATAGACTTTTCGTAACCCATAGCAATCAAGTCACCACGGGCAATCATTCTACGGTGTGCTGTGAATGGTGAGTCCTCAATGGTCTTAGCACGTTTGCTAATTAGGAACTCTTCTGGTGGTACGTTCTCAATGGCAATACGGCTCTCATCGTTTATCTTTTGTATTGTAATGTTATGCGTATTGTAAGGCATACCATCCATGCCAATGACTATGTCAGTCACTTGCTTGACGATTTCCCACTCACCGGTCTGCATAATCATGGCTAACTCATCGTCAGTCAGCCCTTTGTATTTTTCCTTAATGGTGTCTTTTTTCTCTTCCCAGTAGGCTTTAACAACACCGACCTTCTGTAGCAAAGCGTCTTTGAACCAGTTGTGTAGGATTAAGAAGCCATCGTTGTCTTTATAGAATACCCAGTTAGCCATGTCACTAGCTTGGTCAGCAAGTTCTTCTTCACCGTCTTTAGTAGGCTCAAAACGGACTGCATCCTCGCATGATGTGAATACACGAATCAATTGTGGCAATGCACCATCTACGGCTTCAGCTACCTCACCGGTAACTACTTGGCTGCGACCTTCTGTTTCGTTGCCATAGTGGTCACGGAAGTAGTAGCTCATTGCATCAGCACGGGCTTGAACCGTATCAGACTCTAAGTAGCCAATAGCGTTATTGATTTCATCAGCAACAAGTGCCTTTAATTCTTCTTGGTTCATCATTATACGACCCATGCCTTATTTTGTTGTAATGGTTTAGACCATGTTGTATCTACTTCTACTAACCCTATTGCTAAATACCTAAACGAGTCTGCAAAGTGTGATGACCAGTCGTGAACTGGCTTATCGTAAAACACGTTCTGCTTCTCGTTAAACTCACGTCTATAGTTACGCAATGCTACTAGACCGTTCTTTGTGTGTTCCATATCAAACCAGCATCTAGGCAGCATACGTCTGACTGCTTGAATGCCATCTGCTATAGATAGGCTTGGTGCTACTGTTACGTCTAGTCCAGCTTCCATTAAGACTTCTAGTCTGCTGCGCCCTGTAGTCATCTCTCTGACTCTTACATCGTGCGGTAGAATCTGCTGACCTTTATCGTAACCGTTGTCACGTAACCAGCTTACATAGTAATCTAATCCTACTCCGTGGTTCTCTGTGCAATCTATTAGCTGTATCTCTTTACCGACTATCTGCGCTACCCAAATACACGTACTGTCGCTGACACCCAAATCCCAGCTACAAACAATCTTTGCCAGTTCGTCTTTAGGAATCTTAGTAACACGCTTCTCGTTATCGGCTTCATGTAATAGTGACCCATAGTAAGCACCTTCTACTGGTGCGTCAAAGCTACACTCAAACTCTTGCTTGTACTTGTCCTCGCCCATCTCGTTCTTAGCACTAGCCAACTCTTGGGGGTCTAGTATGCCAGTATCACTAGCCTTAAACTCTAAGAACTTCCAGCCTTCTGTGACCATTGCACGTTCTTTAAACTCTCTAAAGTGATTATTCCCCTTTGGAGTGCCGATAAACAAACAGAATCCTTTTCTGTCTGCTAGTGCCGGTCTTACAATCTCATTCCATATCTTTGGGTCTTGGTCACCAACCTCGTCTAGTACAACACCATCAAAGTATTGTCCACGTAAGCTATCACCGTTCTCTGAACCGTATAAGCTAATACGTCTTCCTAAGAAGTCTACACGCAATTCAGCAATGTTGACTGTAGCACCCAATGGTCTTGTATATTCTATAAGGTAATCAAATGCTACTCGTTTAGCTTGTGCATACGTTGGTGCAATATAAGCGTAACGAGGGTTCTTCTGTTCGTTGTTTAATGCTGCATTAATAAGATGTAGGATAGCTGAAACAGTCTTACCCATACGTCTATGTGCAACTACTACAGTAAAGCGATTATTATTTACCGCTCTATGAATATCTAGTTGAGGTTGTCTTGGTCTGTAACCTAAATCTGGTGCTGCTTCCTCAACTTCTTCATACTCTAATACTTCATCAGTCATTAGGTACGCCTGTAATGATTTTCATCACCATAGGAGAGTCTGCATCGCCACTCATCTCTATTGCCTTCAAGTCAGGTAAGACTTTGTCTAATAAAGTTTTTCCGATATTAACTTGTATTGCTGTTAGCTCAATATCACCATCATAGGCTTTCATTAATCTATTGATGATTGCCGAGGCTTGAATCTTACTTCTTACATCGTCTTGATGTCTACGACCCATGGGTCTGCCAGCTAGTTTTTTGTCTTCCATTGTCTTGTGACTCCTTATAGGTTGGTCACCCTATTGTTGTTAATTATTTCATTCCACTTGCATTGTAAAAAGGAGATTGACCTTGTGATTGCATTAAATCTCTGTATGCTGCTGCTTTCTTAGCAATAGATGGAGTTATTATCCCTTTTGCTATTGATATTCTTTCGTACTCGTCTAGCGTAGGAACTACTGTTGGAAAGTCACCTTTTTCATCGCCTATAGAATACTCTGTAACATCATTACCTTTTAACTTACCTTGACCAGTAAGCAATCCTAGCCAACCAGTAGACTTAGGCATCATCTCGCCACCATACCCAGTTACGTTGCCTTTCTTGTCATATAATTCGTATGACCTTAGACCATAAGGACTAGGATAGTTTAAAGCATTTAACCCACCTTGTTGAGATGGGTTGCTAAATAATAATCCTAGTATCTGACTATAGTCCATATGTTACCAATGATGTATTGCGTTGATAATTAGAGTAAGGTTAGCGATTACAGCTAACAGTATTATTGCCCAATGGTCGTTCATAATCTAATCGCATAATTAATCTTCGGTTTCAAAGTCTTTACGTTCCCATACAGAGCATAGACGGGAGTTATGGCAAATTAAACTGAGCTTATGACACCATCCTCTCTGAACTTGACCATCATACAGGTCGTACTTGTTTAGTGGGATGGCTTCCATAGCCTCAAACATTTCGGGAGTGTTGTCGTAGTATTCGCAGTTACCGCATCGTTGACGTTTGGCTTCTGCTGGTGTGATTCGGAACATCTTAGCCATCTTTGCCCAGTACTCGGTATTAGGCAAACTTGGGTTCATAGCTCCTAGAGAATAGTTATCAATGGCATTCTTGGTGTTGTCAGCAATCTCTTTGGCTGTGCCAATAGTAGTCTTTGTGTCTAACAAACCTCTTGCCATAGTTATTCCCTTAAAAAGTAGGAGGTTCTCGCAACTAGACTACCTCGGAGTCTACCCTATCACGTCTGAGGGGCAATGGTTACTTTCTAGCGATGTACAGTCGCTGGAATAAAAGAGTAATGCAGACTCGCACTACTATAAATCGTTACGTGACTTTACCATACTAATCAATCGTGGTCAATATATCACTTTTAATGGTTTTAACTATGGTAACGTGTCTAAAAAAGAGCATAATTCGTACATATACACAATGACGTGTACATAAAACAAAGGAATCTAATCATGTGGACAACACCAGCAGCTACAGAAATGCGTTTTGGCTTTGAAGTAACTATGTACGTAATGAACAAATAGTATATAGATTGTATATACCCAGTTATGGAGTTACATTCTTCATAATGTCTTCATGGCTGGGTTCTTGAGAGTACTCAAACTCTATTAGCATCTCAATAAAATGCATTGCCTTCTTTAAATCCTCCAGACCGTTTTTATTCCTATGCCGACAAAGGTACTTGATTGCAGTAGCTTCTAGGTACGGAATGTTATTGTAATAGCAAAACTCTGCTGGCTGTATTGCAAAGCCCTTGTAGTGATTGCCACCGTGTTGGATGTCTAGTACGCTCATTACCAGTCACTCGCTGACATTGTTGAACCGCTTACGTGGTTCTTAGGTGATTTCATATTAGCCCTGTCTATTGCACGTTGATTCATATATAAGCTACTTAATTTCCTGTCATCAAAATTAATTACCCTAGCACCTTCTATCGTTGGTGTATTCTCGCTAACTTTAGTTTTGTATTTCTTAGGTGACACATACTCTAATGCATCCTCGTAGCTCATTAGCTTAGTAGTGACAAAGCTGTAGTACTTACGTGTGCCGGTGTCGGTAACAACAATGCTTTTCATAAAGCCTCTAGCCATTAAACTCTTAATTGTGTTGGATGCAGTATTCTTATCGGCATCTAATTGTTGCTTCATGTCTGTTAAAGTTTTAGGTAATACGCAAAATTCTAGGTATACGTTATATCTAGCAACCATCTCTTTTGCCAACCTGTCTAGCTTTGCTTCTTGTTGTGCGTATGCCTCTGCGATTCTTTTATCTCTATATGCTTGCTCTGCTGCCTTGGCTTCTTCTTGTGTCTGATAATTACCAATGTGAATAATCTGACATTCTGAATCCCTAGCTGTTACTACCCATGCATCTACTTTTTTACGAAAAACTATCATAATAAATTTCTCACTTTCTCTAATAATTCTATTTCTGTCCCAAATTGGGACTCAAATGCCAATCTACCTGCGTGATAGGCTACACCGTGTCCACCAGTCCTATGATGAGTAGGACATAATGGTATTGCGTTCTTATAATCGTTTCTCATTCCTAGCCCCATCCCTGTGCGTAGGTGGTGTATCTCTGCCGGCATACGACAAATAATGCAGCCAAGTTCTGCAACACGGTTAAGGTATTGTTTCTCAGCCTTGGTCATTAAACACAAATCCAATACTACCAGCCCATATTTCAATATCATTTTGGAATTGAGCCATCTCTGCTGTAGAGAGTTTAGTTGTACTCTTAATGACTTCAATCGTTTCACCATTGACTACAGACTGGCTGCGTAAGAACTTCCAACCCATCAACTCATGTATCTTATCCGGTGATTCGCCAATGTAATCGCCAATTGCGCCATACAGTTTCCATAAACGTGAGTTTTGTTCTAGGTTACGTGTGTGTGATTTGACTGTTACGTTACATACGTAGCCAAGCGATAAATCTAGTGCCTTAATCTTTTCAAATAAGTAAGGCAAGTTACTGCTGCTAATGTTGAAATTCTTAACTTCCATCTTTAAACATATCCTTTATCTTTCTGCGTGACTCTTGAGATGTAGCCACTACCACCGTGTCAATTTTGTCTTTTTTTATTTCACCAGTTATAACTCTAGTACCATCTGTTGCACGAAACTTACCTGTAAACCCAGCAGCCTTCATGCGCTTAATCCATTCATTACATGAAATCATAGTCATAAACTTAATACTTTTTTTGTTTCTGTAATAAGTATTTCGCTTTCGCAAAATGTATTCTCACCGTATTGCAGCCATCTTGTTAGCCATTCTTTCACTTGCTTGGTTGTCTGCTTCTCAACATCAAGCATAGCCCAAGCTGCTTTAGAGTTCTCTGTCATACAATGCAACTCACGATGAGCTACCAACAATTTTTCAATTATCTTTTCTTTAGACAATGAATCGTAAATGCCCAATCGCTTTGACCTGCAAAACGAACATTCCATTTTGTGGTCGGGATTGTATGTTGAGCAAGAAAAGCCTTCTATTCCGCAGTAATCACATTTCAAAATCAAATCAACTCCTTTTGTGGCTTTTCACCAGTTAGTTCATTTAATACAGCTTCAAGCATATGGTCGTATTTACTTATGCCAGAGCCATCAATAGAATCAGCAAGACCTATCCATTGTGAAACCCTTTGCGCTGTATTTACCCTACCTACGTGAACCCATTTGTCTAACATCTTTGCTGCTTTGCAAGCATTTCTAGCTTCATCTGAAATTTTGAAGGCATCAGAGCCACCAACAAATACAGCATCAACTTTATTCCAATCAATTGCAAAATCGCCTATGCCATCTTGTAAAACCAATGCAACTGGCAAAGGCTTAATAACATCATAAAACTGGTCAAACAATTCTAATGTTCGTCTTGCATCGCCAACAATGTCTGGAGAGCAAACAAATTTTGGGTATTCATTTTCTTTTGCTTCAGCTACCAATCTTAGCCATGTTTTTTTGTTAAATTGACTAAAGCAGCCATTATCTAATCCATAAACTTTGCCACTTAAAGCGTAAGCTGTTAGCGGTGTTCTCAATTGACCAAAATTGTAGTTATAGCGTTTAGCATAATCTTCAATTTTAGCCGGTGAGCAATCAAGCATTATTTTCACTAAATACAGCCTTTACTAAAATGTCCATGTAAGCAGGAATAGTAAACTTGCCAGACTCATACTTGGCAATGCTATCCCTAGTCTTAAACAACTTAGTGCCAAACTCTTTCTGTGATAAACCTGTTTTACTGCGTAATTCTTTTAACTCTGTGTGTGTCATTAATAAACCTTTCTGTCGTTGATGATTTATTATATATCACGCTGTATAAAATATGCAACAATTACTTAGCTTTTCTTTTGGCTTGCTCTACCGTATCAAAGTAACCTAAGTTTTTATTCATCTTACTAAGACCGTACTTAACTCCTGTAGGTGAAAAGTATTTAGCAATAGTCCATGCGCCAGAGCTAATGTGGTACTTGTCCTGCTCAATCCACTTCATGCGTATTTCTCTTTTAATTTAAGAACAGCATCGTGCAATGTAATGCGTGAGTTTGGTTCGTGCCATTGTTTTTTCCATCTGTATTTAGATACAAGCGAATTGCCTAGGTCAATCTCGTCATGGTCTACGTGAGATGTTAAAAATACAAACGACTGTTTTCCTGTTTCGTAACACATATCGCAAAGACGTTCTAAAGCAAGCTGCTGACCAAATGGCATTTGTGCATCTAAGTATTTTGTTTCAATAAATATGTATAGCTTATTGTTAAACTCCATAAACGCATCTAAATCCATTGGAGTTATCTTTCCAAATGTCATGTTGTCAAAATTGACAATGCTTCTCATATGTTCACGATTGCGTATCATAATGTTCTCCTAAAACTTCTCTTGCAGCCATAACTGAAGTTTCTGGAAAGTTCTGTGGATTCTTTAAAATTCGTTTAGCCCATGCATGGTAGTCTGTTTTTGGTTTTAATCGCTCATGTACATATAAAGCCAGCTTATCAGCATGAGCTTTATTGCTTTCATGGTCTACTGGTGCAGGTAGCGCCTTAAAGTCTTGTATATTACTTGTAACGCAATGCTTTAAAAACTCATCGCAATTAGGTGCGTATTGGTATTTAGCTTCTAATCCAGCTTTAATACGCTCTGCACTAATTCCTGCAAGTTCTGATGACCAAGTAGCCTTTGCGTTTGCTATACCTACGTCTTCACCAGCTTCGTTCACTTGACCTATCTTAAACTTATCAAAAAAGTTATTACCAAAACGACCATGTAGTCGCATAAAAATACGTTCAACCCATTCTGCTGGTAAATTAAAAGTCTGCATTATTATCCCCTACTAATTTAATGTGAGCCGTTTGCTCTGCAATGTACTGTGGCTTAAATACTGAAAGAGCTGCATTTAATGTTGACGCTTGCTTATCTTGTTTTAACCACGATGCCTCAAATCCTGTCCATCCTCTCTCGCAGCAAATAGTAATTGCCTTATCTGGTGTAATACCTGCTAATGCTGCTTGCTTACATATTGCGTTAAACATACGCTCAGTTAATGGTGCTGCTCTTTTACTTTTTCTGATAGCTTGATACTCAGTAAATAATTCCGTAGGAATTGGTGGTATGTATTTAGTTACTGGTTTATGGTTAGTGGTTATTGGTTTATGGTTAGGTGACGGTTCGTCTACGGTTCGTGTACGGTTCGTGCTACCTTCCTTACGTTTAGCCTCTCTTTCAATCGCAATTTCTTTATTCCTATCAGCTTTAGCGTGATATTCTAAAAGTTCTTGCAGTATTCTGTCCTGCACATATTCACCATCTTTTGTAATAGTAAAGAACCTACTAAGAACAAACTTAACCGCATCAATCTCAGCTTCTGTAGAAGCCCAAGTCCATTCTATAGCCTGTTCTAATGTTGGGAATACTTCACGGTCATAGCACGAATCAATCAAGAGCGTGTACGCTCCGTGTTGCAGCATTGTTAACCTTCCAGCTTTTTTAGCGTAATCGCCTAAATTTCTTTTGTAATAATGCATTTGCTTTCTCCATAAAAAAAGCCCTAGACAACACTCTCATCTTTTTTAGGGATGTTGACGGACTGGCTAGTACCAGCAGAGTGTTGACTAAGGCTTACTAGTTGTTCACCGTCAAGTGATGTGATAACTATAAACTAACTTTTACCTTCTTGCAAGTAATTTGTGATTGCGGTTTTAGCTTCATCAAAACCATAGCAGACAACAGCTAGGTAGTTCATTGAACTAGCTGCTGCCATAAATTCTTTTTGCTTATCAGATACGCTGCCGGTCTTTGCCTTCATCTCAATAAACATTCCGTGGTGTTTACTATTAGGAATCATTAAGAATAAATCGCTGACTCCGGAAAGTACTCCCTCTGCCTTTAAATTGACTGCCGTGACTATATGCCTAGACCCACCGTTAGGGATTGCCCATAGGTGATACTTGTATTGCTTGTATTGCATTCTGAACCATGTGATTAGCATGACCTGTTCTTGGTGTTCTGATATTTTCATAATTATTTTCAATAAATGTATAAATAATGCTTGTATTTATGTTTTATGTATGCCATTATTACACATCGCAGCAAATTATGCGATTAACTTAATAGAAACGGTAAGGAGAAATAAAATGGACTATAACGCAGATTGGTACCCAGCTTGTACACTTGACCCAGACTGGCAAGACCGTGGCAATCATAATGACAATACAGAAGAGCGTATTTATGACCACATCACAGATACATTTCAATCATCAGCAAACGATGTATTTTCAATCGTACTAGACTACGCTGACCAAGAAGCTATTGCACAGACTCTCAAAGCAATGGTTATTGCATACGACAATTCCTTAAACGCAGGTAGAAAAGTAGACCGTGAGCAAAGCGCACAAGATTTCATTGTGTTTGCTAAATCATTTGCTAACGTATGTATATCTGCTATTGAAAAAGAGGCAGAACAAAATGCGTGATTACAAAAATTACAAACCTAAAACAGACTTTACACCTTGGATAGAAGGTACGTGTTTTGTTTTAGCAGTTATATTGTTATCGTTTTTTTACTTGTTGATTGGAGCATAAGATGTCAGTTATTGGTGAAGTAGAATACAAACAGCATATTGCTGACCTGCAAGCACAATTTACAGAGTTTTTGTATGACCACTACAGCATAGGAAATGGTGAACAGCTTATTCACATACTTGAGCAAGGTGATGCACTTGAGGCTTTCTTAGACCTTAAAGGCTTACCAGAAGACACAGAGATTGAAATTTAAGGAGAATGATATGTCAGTTTACAAAAAATTAAACAATGCACGATTAGAGCTACAAAATACTAAACTAAGCAAGTCCGGTCACAACAAATTTGCTGGCTACAAATACTTTGAGCTTGGTGACTTCTTGCCAACCATCAATACCATATTTAGCAATGCTGGCTTGTGTGGTGTGGTTAGCTTTACATCAGACTTAGCAACATTGACTATTACAGACGTTGATGACAATTCACAGATAGTTATCACTAGCCCTATGGGTAGCGCAGCGTTAAAGGGTTGCCATGAGGTGCAAAACGTAGGTGCGGTAGAAACATATCAACGCAGGTACTTGTGGGTCACGGCAATGGAAATCGTGGAGCATGATGCACTTGATGCCACTACTGGAGCAGAGAAACCAGTAATACCAGAACTCAAGTCACCAGAGTACAGCAAGGAAGAGATGGACATCCTGCATTCACTAGCTGAAGGCTTTACTGCATTCGTTGCTGACAACAATCATGCTGAAGCCAAGGTAACGTGGGATGCACTTGATAACGAGCAGAAGTCTGTAATGTGGGGCTTGTTAGATAGTAAAACTAGGTCATCATACAAAAAATATTCTAGTACAAACAAATAGGAGATAGTCATGAATAAAATTTTAATAGCTTTAGCACTACTAGTAGTATCAGCAACAGCATACGCAGCCTGTACAACTCATACATTTATGTCTGGCGGTAAAATGGTAATGTGTACTACTTGTTGTGATAGTCTTGGCAACTGCAACACTACCTGTTTTTAGGAAAACATGATGATTATAGAAAAAACTAAAGTAACAATGTCAGAGCAAGATATGCAAGATTTAATATCTGATGCAGCACGATATAGCTGGTTGCGTGACCATCATGCAAATTATTTACAATCAATTCCTAATTATGCTTCAGATGACATGGAATGTGGAACAGAACATATCCAAACAATTATGTTGTGTAATGGTGATGGATGTGCTGAAGAAATAAATGGTGAAGAATTAGATAAAGCAATTGATGATGCAATATTAAAAGCAACAAGGATAATGCAATGATTATCAAGTCACTATATGGCTTAAAGCCACCCAGCCAAAAAGAGGTGGCAGACCGTGATGCTAAAATAGCACAAGCTAAAAAACAAATGGGTCACAAATATTTACTTTCAAAACCAATGCCTAGAATTAGGTAACAACTAAAGGAACTAAAATGAATTTATTAGCAGCAACAGGTCGCTTAGGACAAGATGCAAAATTAAGTTACACGGCAAACCAAGATGCAATCTGCAACTTTTCGCTATCATTAACTGCCGGTTATGGTGATAAAGCCACGACCACATGGTTGAACTGTAATCTTTGGGGAAAACGTGCAGAAATACTTGCGCCAATGCTTCTAAAAGGCACACAAATAGGTGTTACAGGCGAGATTAGCTTGCGCCCATACAAAGGCAAGGATGGCACAGAGAAATCAAGCCTAGAGTGCCGTGTTGGTGACGTAACTTTGCTAGGTGGCAAATCAGAAGGTGGTGCAGCTAAACCAGCAGCAAAGGCTGACCCAATGGATGACTTAGAATCAAGTATTCCGTTTTAGCATACAAGGTCGTGTTATGAAACTCAAATGGCACGACCTTCTTTTAAAACCAATAAATTTATGGAGTTTACCTATGTCTAGCAACCCTGTAACTGGAGATAGTCTGGTAAGTAAGATTGGCAGCAAAGAACAAAAAGAAAAGTTTGATGAAGGATTTGACCGTATCTTTCGTAAGAAAGACCCAATATGTAATGTGTGTGGCAAGACTTTAAGCACTACGAAAGAATGTGCTTGGACTGGTTGCCAGCTTAACTGGGATGAAGACCGTATAGACAATATCTCCCAAAATGGGAACGATGGTCTGCACTACGATGACGTTTAACGTGAAGCGTTAAAAACATGACTAAAGCATTCTTTAAACGTGGCAAGCAAATAGCTAAATGGGCAGACAAACAAGGAGAAACTAATATGCCGTGCCAAGGTGACTGTAATCAAGGAAGGTCGTGCAACTGTGGGAGTAATAAAGCAGATAGAGCCGTAGTAATTGTAGTAACGTTACTACTTGTCGCTGTAGTTTCTATGGGATTTGGAGTTTATAAACTAATGCATGGAACTAAAGGACAAGATTGCGCTGTAAATGTAAAATTTAAAGACTCGTCTGCTACTTATATTGGAACTAGCGTATGACTAAAGACGAAGCATTAAAGATGCGAGCAGAGCAAGATGAGCAATGGGAAAAATTAGTTAATCGCAAATGGCAAGGATTAACGGATGAGGAGATACAAGCAATTCGCATAAAAACATTTGATGCAGTTGCAACAAATTATGAAACATACCGTGCTATTGAACAAGCATTAAAGGATAAGAATTCAGTTTAGTCGCTACTATATTGCAAAGTGGTTCAATAAAGTCGCATATATCACTTTTTTGCGTTTAATTCGTACGAGACAAAAAAGTTTGTGTTGAATAAATGGTTTAAAATTACACACAAGTCTACACTATTAGTTTAGTTTTGAACTAAAACCTGTTACTTATCGGCAACATAACTGACAGATTGTAAACCATAGGATACAGATATGAAAATAGAATTGATTGGCGATATAAAAGACCACCCAGATGGTAGCGGTATTGCGGAGCTGGACATAGACGAAGAAGGTAAGATGTACTTGATGCAACTAGGCTTTGAAGTTTTGCTTATGCGAGGCATTGAGGCAATGAAAGAAGAGTATGCTGATATACCGACCTTATAAACTGCCTAATGGTAAACCTAACTTTGATGGTCGCATGAGGCGATTTAAATCGTTTAGCAGTAAAAGTAGAGCATTAATTAATTACATTAAAAGAAGGCGAAAATGTACACGTTAGACTACATCTTGTGTTACAAAGAGGCTTTTATACTAGGTATTGTGGTAGGGTTAATTATATCTACATACTATTCTAAATATGTATATAATAAACAAAAACATAGGAATAAATATGGTAACTCCAATAGATGATAAATTAGCGCAGTACGCTACCAACCGACAATGGGAATACTACTCAAAGTCTTGTGAGCTAGGTTCTAATCGTGCAGCAGCCAAATTCTTTGGTGTAACTGCTACAGTAGTTGATGTGTCTGTTAGAGGATTAAAGGCTAAAGCAGCACTAGCAGGTTACTCGCCTAATCACGACATGACTAGAGTAGCACCAGAGCCGTTTATAGTTCGTGGTGTGTCTACCTACTACAATGCTGAAGGTAAGGCTAGTGGGCAATGGGTAAAGAGCCGTATTGATGACAACAAGATGCAGGAGCTTATGCTTCAAGCTGTTGAGGCAATGAAGGAAGAAATACCTCGCATCTCAATGACAGAGCCTCCACCTTTAGGCAATGACAATCTGCTTAACTGCTACGTAATTACAGATTACCACATGGGTATGTTAGCTTGGGATGAAGAATGCGGTGAGAACTGGGATGTAAAGATAGCAGAGGAATTAATTATTAAATGGTTTGCTCAAGCAATACAGCAATCACCTAATGCTAATCAAGCCGTGTTTGCCCAGCTATCAGACTTCCTACACTTTGATGGTATGGATGCAGTAACACCAGCATCTAAACATTTGCTAGACGTAGACTCACGATTTTCAAAATTAGTTCGGTCATCTATACGTGTATTG